CTCAAGCCGTCGCGTTAAACGGAAGGCAGCACTTGCAAGTAATATACTGAAACTCACTTACTTGATCTCGTTTAAAGAACGAGTTTTCCAGGAATTGCAAGGTTAATTGGAGGTTTATTTAAACCTACTATGATAATATCAGTGCCAACCCATGTCGTGTGGGAATAGACAGATTTATCAACGAGCGTCGCCTATGGATTAATACTACCTAGGCATCACGTATTTAGTATTGCAACAACAAATATTTTTAATAAACAAACGGAAGATGATTTGTCTGATAACATGTATCAGAGTTTTACTCTTCAATATCTTCTGGACAGGCCACATCTCAGTAATGTGCCTGCTAGTAAGAGACAGTATAACAAAGCTGTTCAAGTCAAGTCTACAGAGGCTGACAAAAAATACACTGAAGATCTACAAAAAAGACATAAAGCAGTTCGTGAAGAGAGAAAAATTTCATCTGAGTCTACTTTTACACTCACTTCAGAAATGGATAGTCAAAATGTGGGTCATTCTAGCACTTTTACTGGTCCTGATTCTGGTCAAAGTACACGCGCTGGAGTTGCTGATTTCTTTAAAAGACCAGTGCATTTGACTGAATTAGCCATTAGTGCTGGGGTAACTACTGAGTTTAACCCTTATACATCTTGGTTCAATCAACCCACAGTTAGAGCAAAATTGCGAAACTATGCTTTCTTTAGAGGAAACATGACTTTACATTTTGTATTAACTTCATCTGCTTACCATTATGGTACTGTTCTTTTGAGTCATCAACCGCATCCATTGCGAAATATGATTCTAGAACACTATCTAACAAACGGATTTGGTACTCCTCCCATGCAGTCTTACTTATCACAATCTCCAGAGAAAGGTTATCTGCGTTTAGGTAAAGATAGTGAGCTAAAATTACAGATTCCAATGGTATTACCTAATCAATGTATCAGATTGAAAAATGAAGATTTTGTAGTAGGGTCAGCAACTTCTTTTCCAGACACTGTTGATTTAGCAGAAATGTATGTAAGTGTTCTTTCTTTTGGTAGCACTTCTCCTGAACCAGATACTGTGTATATGCAAGTATATGGCTGGTTTGATGATGTTGAACTTGGACCTCTCACAGCAACTCCGTTGATTTTAGCTGAGTCGCAATTTGAGACCATGAAAGATAATATCAACTCCAATTCAACTCTTAACAAAGTAGGTGACTTGGTTAGTGGACAAGTTTCTGATGAATATAGTGAAGCTGGTCCAATAACAAAAATAGCATCAGCAGTGTCTACTATATCCTCAAAATTTATGCACATACCATATATTGGTCCTGCTGCTAGAGCTACGGCTTTAGCTTCCAAAGCAGCTGCTTCTGTCTTCAATTTTTTTGGTTTTTCCAGACCATCACTAATTGAACCACCATGTTATGCTAAAGTGGTACAATTCAATAATGGTTGTGTGACCACTAATAAAGATACTGCTTTTAAGCTTACTCATGATCCAAAACAAGAACTGAGTATTCAACCTTTAGGAGGAGAAGGAGGATTTGATCCTATGGCTATTAATTTTCTTACATCACGAGAATCTTTTCTTGGTAAGATGAATTGGACTGACAATCAACTTCCTTTAGTTAGTAATATTGGTTTTTTACCTGTTACTCCTATGTTGGTTTCAAACCCTAGTGATAGGTTTCGTCAAATGTCTGCTATGGCTAGCGCTGCTTATCCATTTAGAAATTGGAGAGGTACAATTTCTTATAGACTGCAAATTGAATGTTCGCCATTGGCTCGTGGAAAATTTTTAATAATTTATGAACCAAATGCTGAACTTATTAGCACCTTAGCAATAAGGGGTACTAAATTGAATGAACAGTATATGGTTCTTGTAGACATTACCAAAACCCGTGATATTATTATTGATGTGGGTTTTACTCATAACAGGTTGTTTGCGAGAAATGATCCAGCTATATGGGACTCGGCTTTAGACTCTATTATAGAGTATGAGATTGGAAGCTTAGCTACACCAAATTTGCAAAGAATTAGATTTGCATATAATAATGGAGCGTTAGCAGGTATGTTACACATCAGACCTTATACGGATTTTGTCAACCCTAATTCTACCAGTCCATGTGAAATTTTGGTTTACGCATGGAGTAATGATTTAGAACTAGCAAATCCTATATCCTTTTCAGAGGTATCTAATGATATATTCAATTTTGCCAGTGTGGAATCGACTAAAGCCTCATCAGAATCAATGTTTGTAGAAGACAAGGATTTTGGCGATACTGTCAATCAAACTTCAGGTACTGGAGTTTCTTGTCCTTCTTTTTTGATTAACAAAGTTAAACCAGAACTAGGAGATTCATACTTGTATCATTTTGGTGAAAGAATTACGAGTTTTAGATCTTTGATGAAACGCGATCATAGTAATTGTGTTCTTCCATCTACTACTTTGACTGATGTTTTACATGTCAGTTTACATCCTAATATAGGAAGAAATTTCAATCCAAGACCTGGCATTCCAGCCGGTCCTGGTGATGTACAAACCAAGAATATATTCAATTATCTTCGTTGGCATTATATGTATATGAAAGGAGGATATAGACATAGAATACCTGATTATGTGAATTCAGGAGTATTTTCAGTAACCAAGAAGAGTGTCGAAGGTTTTGATATTGGTTCACATTATGAAGCATTAGGTACTTCACAACGCTTTGAAGTGTCTAATTCAGGCAGTCTTATTATAGACACAAATCATCAGGGAATGGAATTTGAGTTACCGGATTATAATCCAGCACTCTTCCATTTCTCACATTGGGACAATAATTTGTTTTACTATGCTTATGATGAGCATAGTGTAGCAGAAATTGTACATTGTACAGGACGAACTGTAAATGAAGCACACGTTGTTTCATCTGCAGCGGAGGATTTTACTTTCTTTCGCTTCCAGGGAGGCATGCCTTTTCTAGGAGTTTCTTTCTAAAATAAGTTTAATACACTATACGTATTACCGGGC